CACTAGGGTTTCCGTTGTAGTAGTTGACCTTAACCATATTTTACTTATGGCTCTTCCACGATGTCAACGATTGCCTCGCTTTTCTTCTTGTCAGCAAGGAATCTCTGAAGTTCTGCAGTCGATCCAACAAACACAGCCTGATTAATCTGATCACCATTGATGATAGCTGACTCTCCCGGCACAGAATTATCGTGAAGTGTCTGCCGGCTCTCCTGAAGTTTCATTAGATCGCGAATCATTTCTGATCGATGCTTCATCATTCCCGACAGAACTTCATATGCTCTGGGGTGTTCCATCTCAGAAGCAACTCCTCGCATGGCATCGATATCCTTATTGGATTGTTCGATCAATCCCTTCAGCGCGAGACGAGAGAATTTGTAATCCTCTTCGGTATCTTGAACGAAGCTATCCGGGAGATCCGTCTTCTGGACGGGGACGATTGGCGCCACTGGCATATGCTTAGCCAGACTTTCCGCGATTTCTTCTTGTGTCTTCTTCTTTTTCATGCTTCGCTAGATGTACTTAGTGCTGTACTACTCGAAAGCGTGAGTATATTCCCTCGGCTTAACCAGAACGTCGGGACGAATTTGGGATCAAAGACTACGATCTGAATCGTGGAGAGGATAATGCTTGTCGAAAAAAGGCTTCCACTAATGCGGTTTGTGGGGTCAAGTCCAGCTGTCGTAATTACGCCGGTCTGATTTAGATTGCTCTTGATCATTAGGAGTCCTCATCATTCGTGCTGTTGAATGTTATCACCGCCTCGTCAGCCGAGTCGGGCACGATAGAGATTTCACTAAAGAACTGATCGCGACTAGTGAAGTCCATGAAGTCAACATCGACGTCAGTGATCACACCCTGTGTCTTCGTTTCGCCAGTGAAACGTGTCTTCACGGTGAATGACAGAGTCCAAATTATGATTCCACGAGATGCAAAGTCACCTTCATAGGTTATCTCGGGCGTGATATCAGTGAGGATAACTGGCACATCGGTGCGGGATCCCGCGCCCTCAAGATCTTTCAGGGAAAGTGTATACTCAGGAGCAAACGTCGGGAGGATTTGCTCGACGATCTGCAGGGCGTCATCCTGATTTTTAGCCACAACGCTCAGCGTGATGCTGATGTCATAGGGGACGCTCTGAAATACTCTGGTCGCAGAAGTATCGCCAACGACGATCTTCTTCTTATTCATCCGATTCAAGGCACTGTTGGTATCAAAGCTGATGCCCGTAATCTCGAAGGACATTCTGGGAAGCTTGATTGCAACCCGCTGCTCTTCCGTCTTCGTGATCTCATCCAAGCGTGCCAGGAACTTTTGCCGAGGCGCATAAGAGAACGGGACGCGCGTCTGATTCAACACAGCACCTGCGGCGGTTTGCCTTCGGACGATGATGTTATTGAAGAGAGTGCCAAACGCTCCGATGGTGCGCTTTATCGTTTTATTGTAGAAATAATCGGCCAACATAGTTTATTCTCCCCAAACGTTTGCATCCCCGAAAGGGTTTGTCTCAGAGAAATCAATCCAAGAATTGCCATCACTCTCGAACCCATCGTTTTGTGCGAGAGGATCTTGGTCAAAGACGATGTCATCGACAGCAGTGATCGGCGAAGTAATTCCGCTAATGGCTCCAATAGCATTGCCATACCCGCCCGCCGTGACTTGCCAGAATAGATCACTGTCAGTTGCTCGGGTCTGCGTAACACTGATCGTCGTTGCTGTCACTGAAGCAATTTGGCCGTTGACCGTTGTGTCGGAATCTAGCACCTGTGAAACCGCTTCACCGACTCTGTAAGTGATGGCTGCCGCACCAACCGTAAGGATCACGCGCGTAGCTTCAAGATCCTCGACCTGATCGATCTCTGCTACGTTAGTATCCAAATGCTCATTAGAGTATTCGAAGAGCTCACACGTCATTGTGTAGAGGGGCAGATTTGCGAGCTGATAGAATGGCGAGTCACCTTTCACAAAGCTAATCTCAAAGAGACCTTTCACCATAGGAATGTAGATTAGATCGCCTTCACCCGGTCGCACTCGCCCATTGACATTAAAGTTGCCCACAAGCTGATCCCACCGTTTCCGTGCCACAACAAGATTCAATTGATCTCTGATCTCCAACCCAAACTTACCCAGGAATTGACCGTCACCGCCATAAGCCTCCACATCCTGCAGATACATTTCCACTTTAAAGGCATCATCAAATTTGCTTTCGATGACTTCATTCAGGAGAAAATCACGATTGATGATTCCCCTGGGAAGATAGTAGCACTCAATGGAATATATGCGCAAGGCTTCGATGAGCAAGTTTTCAACTGTGGCTTGCTCTCGTTTTGTTCCGAGCGAAATGTAGGGATTTCGTGGCATTAGGTTTTTGCTCAGCCGATCGCAAAGTCGGGCGGGGTTTCATGCCTGAGCGCCATCTCCTCTTCTAATTTCTCGATGTCGGTGATAGCATCGTCGTAGATCTGTCGGCCATTCAGTGTAACACCACCGGGCAATTGGACGCCTTCGAACTTCAGAAGATTCAGTCCCCACTGTTTCTTGATGAGAGCCGTGAGATAGCTCTTCAGGAATCTGTCATTGTAGACGTCAGTGAACGTGTCAGGATCGATTGTTTCATACCCCTCAACGATAATGTATTCCCCTGCAGTCACATCCGAGCTCCAATCTATCATCAGCGCAAGGCGGTCCTTGTGGCGGCTGTGAATAATCGGCGTGGTCATTCCATTGATCTTTAGCTCAAGCAGAGCCATATGATCTCTCTGCATGGTCCAGCCGACGATGTCCATCATCGAGCCTCTACTGTGTAATCCATTCAGATGCATCTGATATTCCGCCGAAAATTCGCCCGCCGCTGCGCCAGTCTGATTCAGCGAGAATACACGGTTGACAAATAGCAGAGATTCGTCCAAGGTAATGTATTCGTTTGTGATATCGGCACTTGTCACTACATGTTTGTAGAACTTTCTAACCACTGCGTCAGAATGGTACTCTTGGTAGAACTGGATCGCTTCGTCCACTCGATCATCGAGCTGGTCGTCATCAACGTTAACCTCAAGAACGGGTTCACCCAGACTCCTCAGGCAGTAGTCAATTAGTGTTTGTCGTGTTGTTGGTGTTGCCATTATTGTTTCTATTTATAATCAGGGTAACGTTGGGTTTTCATCGACTTCCGACCATGCATGATCTCGATCAGTGAGAGCATATGTAAAAAGTAAATAACTCATGGCCCTCCACCTTCTCCACCTTCGCCTTCGCCTTCACCTTCTCCACCCGGGTCTCCACCTCCGCCCTCGCCTGCGCCTTCACCTTCACCCGCTTCTCCCGCGCTGCTTGCTATAACTCCATGAATTGCCGGTATCATATAATTCCTTATGATGCAAGATCACCAATCACATACCACTCATTTGTCGCCCGCTTGATTATTGTGGCCGCTGAGTATTGTCCGGTAAGTTTGAGCTTCGAGCTCGCAGAACGAAGAGTAACACCTGATCCGGGTGTTACAGTAATCTGTCCGGCACCCTGCTGGACAATTACGATCTGCGCACCTACAGCAAAAGCCACACCCGAATTCGGTGGCACTGTGAGGGCGATTGCCGAACCATTGTTGCACTCAACGACCTTCGTCGCATCAGCAAGAACCAATGTGTATGTTGTGCCAGTCTGATTATTGAAAGGAATATCTATCAGATTGTCACCGGCTGTTCCATCCGCTGCAACATCCCGCCCATCGACTGTTCCAACAACAGTGATGTTGCCGGCAAATGCGGCGGTAGTAGTCCCAGTAGGAATGCTTAACACTGTTCCGTCAGCATCATTCTTAAGAGTAACGTCGCTTGAGGAACCCTCGCCTGTGAGGATTAAACCCTCGGCTGCAGTGTAACCTAAGGCACCATTATCGGAGGCGGCAGTGTCCCCTGTAACATGGATGCCACCACCAGTGATATCACCTGTCGTCGTGATTGTGCTTGCGCCAGTATCAATCGTGCCGAACCCTGATGTTATTGAACCAGAATTCAATGCACCAGAAGTGACCAACGAAGAATCGCCAGTATAACCAGTGCAATTTGTGAGGACACCGCTTCCCGGAGTTCCTAGCGCAGGAGTCACGAGCGTCGGTGATGTGCCAAATACTAGCAGGCCTGATCCGGTTTCGTTAGAGATAACACCAGCCAACTGGGCTGACGTGGTGGCAGCGAACTGGCTAAGCGGATTTGCAACCAATGCGTTGCCAACTGTTCCAAGATCGGCTACCTGAGACTTGGTAATACTCAATGCTGCCTGATGCTGAGTAACGTTACTCTGTTGGACTCGAGCATCGACGATAGAACCTGTAAGCTGGGATGCCACGATCGACTTGTTTGTCAGCGTTTGAGTAGCAGAAATCGTAGCTATCTCCACACCCTCGATGGCAAGGACACCAGACCCCGTACGTGCAAGAGTCGTATCAGTCGCATGACCAATCTCGATAGCACCAGCAAATGCGGCGGTAGTAGTCCCTGTGGGAATGCTCAATACCGTTCCGTCAGCATCGTTTTTGAGAGTAACGTCGCTTGTGGAACCCTCGCCCGTAAGGATTAAACCTTCGGCTGCAGTGTAACCTAAGGCTGCATTATCGGAGGCGGCAGTGTCAGCAGTAACATGAATTCCGCCGCCCGTGATATCACCCGTCGTCGTGATTGCACTTGCTCCATTGTCGATGGTTCCGAATCCAGAGGTGATTGAACCAGAATTTAAAGCACCAGAAGTGACCAATGAAGAATCGCCGGTATAGCCTGTGCAATTTGTGAGGACACCACTCCCGGGAGTTCCTAAGGCGGGTGTGATAAGAGTCGGTGATGTGCCAAATACTAGCAGGCCTGATCCGGTTTCGTTAGAGATAACACCAGCCAACTGGGCTGACGTGGTGGCAGCGAACTGAGATAATGGGTTTGCAACAAATGCGTTGCCAACTGTTCCAAGATCGGCTACCTGAGACTTAGTGATCGACAGAGCCGCTTGATGTTGGGTTACATTACTCTGTTGGACTCGAGCATTGACGATAGAACCCGTAAGCTGGGTCGCGACGATCGACTTATTTGTCAGGGTAGCAGTACTTGACGCAGTAAGGTACGTTCCAAGATTACTTATCTGAGACTCGGTGATCGACAGAGCACCTTGATGCTGGGTTACATTACTCTGTTGGACTCGAGCATTGACGATAGAACCCGTAAGCTGGGATGCCACAATCGACTTATTTGTCAACGTTTGAGTAGCAGAAATCGTAGCTATTTCCACACCCTCGATGGCAAGGACACCTGCTCCTGTTCGTGCAAGAGTCGTATCAGTCGCATGACCAACTTCAATATTGCCTGTGCGGACTGCGCCTGTCGTTGTGATTGTGCTTGCACCATTGTCAATGGTTCCAAAGCCGGAAGTAATCGATCCAGAATTTAAAGCACCGGAAGTGACTAATGAAGAGTCACCAGTATATCCCGTGGCGTTAGTGAGAACACCACTTGCGGGAGTTCCTAGGGCAGGTGTGATAAGAGTCGGTGACGTGGCAAATACTAGCAGGCCTGATCCGGTTTCGTTAGAGATAACACCGGCTAATTGCGCAGATGTTGTGGCAGCAAATTGCGAAAGAGGGTTGGCGACAAATGCGTTGCCAACTGTTCCAAGATCGGCTACCTGAGACTTAGTGATCGACAGAGCCGCTTGATGCTGAGTAACGTTACTCTGTTGGACTCGAGCATTGACGATAGAACCCGTAAGCTGGGATGCCACAATCGACTTATTTGTCAACGTCTGTGTTCCGGAATTGGTTGTAATCTCTACGCCCTCGATGGCAAGGACACCTGCTCCTGTCCGCGCGAGGGTTGTATCCGTGGCATGGCCAATCTCGATATTGCCTGTGCGAACAACACCTGTGGTCGTGATTGTGCTTGCGCCAGTATCAATCGTGCCGAACCCTGATGTTATTGAACCAGAATTCAGTGCGCCCGAAGTAACCAATGCGGAATCACCAGTATAACCAGTGCAATTTGTAAGGACACCACTTCCGGGAGTTCCTAGGGCGGGTGTGATAAGAGTCGGTGACGTGGCAAATACCAATGCACCGCTTCCGGTTTCGTTAGAGATAACACCAGCCAATTGAGCGGATGTCGTGGCAGCGAACTGAGATAATGGGTTTGCAACCAATGCATCGCCACCACCGGACGGCGCGCCGTTGACCCAGGCAGAGCCATTCCACGAAAGTGTGTGTCCTGACGATGCGGATGTGACAGTAACATCTGAAAGGGTACCGATGGATTGACCACTAATACTCGTAAGATATGTTCCAAGATTACTTATCTGTGACTCAGTGATCGACAGAGCACCCTGATGCTGAGTAACGTTACTCTGTTGGACTCGAGCATTGACGATAGAACCTGTAAGCTGGGATGCCACGATCGACTTGTTTGTCAGGGTAGCAGTACTTGACGCAGTAAGGTACGTTCCAAGATTACTTATCTGAGACTCAGTAATAGAAATTCCTGCAAGAATCCTGGCCCAAGTGATGTACTTATCGGTGCCGGGCGCACGGTCGGTCGTATCAGAAACGTCTGTGGTAATGAATAGATCTCCAGCAGCCGGAGTCGTAAGCGCGCTAAGATCGGTAATGTAGGTTGGCATTTGAGGATATTCCTTATTGCGTTACATTCGGAGAGACATGAACTGTTCCCTGGATCACACGGTAGATTTCATCGGAGTCGGAGTCGGACTCAACTTCGATATCATAGACATATCGCTTAGCGGTTAGCAGCGCGGTCTGTGTCGCAGTGAGCGATACTAGCAGGACATTTGTTCGATCGGAATCAGTGCTCTGTGTAATAGTAAGGGTGACAATTGCCGAGGCAGCACTGACTGTCTTTCTAACCTGACCCGCGAACGAATGTGATGTCACATCAAAATCGATGTTATCCTTCTGCAACGTGATTTCCGCGGTGTATTGCGCGCCTTGATCTATGTAAATGTCCTCGAATATCGCCATGGTGTTATTTATACGATACTCTCATTTGAGATTATTGATCAGCTTAAAGCCGATTGAAAGGCGGTCCGTCTTAGAATAGACACTATGCCAGAATAATTTGTCAGCATCTTTCTCGATCCTGAACGTCCTGATATTCCAGCCCGCGAAGTCGTTGTCAACTACAGTTTCCTTCTTCACCTGATCGTAATACTTGAAGTAGGAATCACCATTCTTAGAGTAATTGATGTAGCATCTCAGGTAAGATTGATCTGCATTCGTGTGCCAGTCCATACCAGTGTTCGAAGGATAGTAGAAGTGACCTGACTTCTGTATCGAGCACTTCGGGAATCTCTTGAAAAGCACCATCATGAATCTAGGATCGAAGTCACTCAGGGGCTTCAATTCGTCTAGCGATACGAAGTATTCTTTATTCGCAGGAGCCTGCTGACCGCAATCGTGCTTCCCAAAATTGTTTGTGTTCTTTAAAATTCCTTCGAGCATCGCAGTGCCCGTGACGATAGCTTCATCCCTCTTGATGTAGTGTGTCTTGAAACCTTCATGCTTTTCTTTGTGCTCAAGAAACACCTTCAGGTAGTCATCAAGGAATGGTGCTTCGAATGTTTCATGGGTGAACTCTTCAATCATATTTCATGCATGTAGGTTGTGAGAAGTGGCGGGTTGACTAGCATAGCATCGTCGACCGTGCGGATCACATCAGTATTAATGCTCTCGGGTAAGTCTCTGAGTCTCTGCTTGACATCATAGATTCGTTCAAGGGTGGGCTCGTCTCCTGAGCATTTCATTTGCTCAGCATCCAGCGTTGTCAGTGCTTGGTTACGCATTACACGAAGCTCCCTGAGCATTCGCCCAATTAGCCTTTTATGGTTCGTCGTTATCGCAGGCTTATTGAAATCCATATCATACACTGAGATCCAAGGAAGAATTATTTCTTCTGGAATCTCATTGTAGAACAGACATTCGGCACGATTGTGTGCTTCTCGAATAAAGGCAGGAATGCCATTATTCTCGTTGAAGTGTGTGACACAGAGGTCTCTTGAGTCACCGTTGTAGTGCACGGCATATTTCATAGAGGATCAGCTAAAGACCAAAATAGAGACTGAATCATAGCTGGTGGAATCGCGCGCGAGTGTGAAAAAGCTCCTATCCGCCCCGGGCCGGGGGATTCGATCATTTGGGAGGTAATGCGTTTTGCCCATCATAGAAATGGTCAGGCCGGCTGTAGTCTGATTGAATGTCGAGATGTCCTGTGATCTGCTCCATGTGGCAGCTGGCACGATAACACCGTAGGTCTGCGCGCCGCCCGTCCTGTTCATTTGAACGAAGACGAGATAATCGCCTGTCGGGTGAGGTGTCGTGAATCTGACTCTCAATCCTCCATCGCTATGCGGGCCCGTGATTGCCGCTCCTTCATCATCTGCCTGAGTAACATACGTCACGGTGTCAATGTTGTATGAATTCGCGTATTGTGAAAAGGTTGGGCCTGCGGCCCACGAAATCTTAGTCTTCGCGAATGGTGTGATCTTGTTCAACTCATTGATGATCCCATTTGTCTTTCGTCGCCAATTGTTGAACGTGTCACTCGTGTCGATACCGCTTCCGTGGGTATCACCCTGCGCGTCAAAGTTCGCAAAATCAATTGCGTCTGTAATGCTTGTTGCCATATATTAGAATTGGATAATGATTCGAACTTGTTCTGTTTGATCTACCGCTCTTTCGACAGCACCTGAGTTATTCACAAACAACACCCGGCCGTTTTGCTTGTAGGATCCAAAGCCTGAGGCCTTTGTACTAGTAATGTAAGGACGATACTCAGGTTCTACTACTGCACTGATAGTTGCTGACACGGAGGTCGTATTCACAAATACGGCAGAACCTGCCACGAATTCACGAGCACTGTGTCTTGGCGTGGTTATGTTATCAGCGTTATTCTGATGATACCAAATCTTTTTATAGATTTCATCATATTGATCTACAAATGCTACAGGATCGCCATTTTCTAGAGCCATTTCAATATCAGTCGAATTACCACTAAGATTCTGCCAAATGATGTCCCCGAAGGCAATTACTACGCCTGTAGCAACTGTGAGATATCTCAGACAATCTGCATACTGATTTCCATCGGCTTCGACTTGAAGCGTAGGATTAGAGATCAGTGAGACTTGTCTGAACTTGTAAGGCGTGACTGTAGTTCCAACAAACCCATCAGCATCGCCTAGTGTATTAGGGAATTCTGCCTTAAGACCAACATGATAAGAAGGAAGCAACGAAAGATTATCGCCCCCGAAGCCTTCAATCGGTGCAAAGAGGGGTGTGATAACTGCGCCTGATCCTCCATCAGAATCCTCATCCTCAATCCTGCAACTGATCCAGACAATGTCTTGAACCCGAGGAACATAGAACGATCCAGCAGCGCGTCCAATAATCGAAGGAATATCATAGTTGACTTGTGTAATCGCTCCGCCAGTAGCCACAACGGTGATGGCATCGTCGGAGTCCACCGAGCTAAGCTCGATGGAACTTCCATCGGCAAGCCTTGCAGTAACAACCAATTTCGATGCGCCCGGA